ACAACAGAGCCATGATGCGAAATGGAAATGGAAGTATCAATAATACCATTCCTTCAATGGAAACATACGGAAAAATCAACATGCCTCAATATTATGATAATTGTCAAGATTGCGAGAGAATCAATCCTGATATATTGACCGCATTCAAAGAGAATCCTTACACCAAGAGTTTGGGTAGTTATTAAATTTTTAATAGTCGGTTAAAAAGGTTGATTAAAAAGGTTGATTAAAAATATTAATATAAATGTATATTAATATTTAATTACACAATGAATTCGATATTCAATTCTAGTTCTAGTTACAGATTAGAAGAAGGAGATTATTTTCCATTCATCAATTTACAATTCCAGTCAGGTCAATCGAAACAAATACATAATTTTGTCGATGATAAAGAATTTATGATTATTGTCATAAAACATATAGAACAAATCACTCATTTTAACAGTGATAGTCGATATAACACTATAATATTATACAAAGAAGGGACTCCGCCAGATAATATAAAATCGATATGTTGTAATACCTCGCTAATATATAATTTATTTGAAGATTGTAATGAAAAAATACACATGTATTTATTGACTCCAAACAGAAAAATATATAAGAAGTATGAACTAGAATCACTCGATGAATTTAACAAGAAAATACTAGAAAAAAACAAATATAGTAATCATAATATACCCTATTTATTAATCGAGAATGTTTTGAGTGAAGAATTGTTATCGAAAATTCAAAATTATTATGATGATAATAATCTCAAACGTCAAACACACAATACTTCGTCAAAGAATAGACATCATGTACATCCTGACAAACAACTAGAAATAGATCTCGATAATAAACTATCAAGGTCTTTATTTCCTGAAATAAAAAAGATATTCAATTTTGACGTGAATTACAGAGAGTTGTATAAAATATGTAGTTATGACGCGGAAACGAGTGGAAGATTTCACGCTCATCGTGACACTCCTAGTCCATTCCAACATAGAAGATACGCCATGTCTCTGTTTTTGAATGATGACTATGAAGGGGGTGAGTTTGAATTACCAGAATATAATTTTAAAATAAAACCGAAAGCAAATTGCGCTCTAATCTTTCCTGGGATTTGTAGTCATAAAGTGAATCAAGTGACAAATGGGTCGAGACGTGTAATTATTACCTTTTTCTGTAGTGAAATCGAAGGTAAAACAAAAGATAATCCAACATACGCAGTAAAATCCAATTTTTTTAAGGAACATCATGTAAAGTATAGCGAAATTTATCCCAAATGAAATATAGTAATAGTGTAAATATAATATAAATATGTTATATGTTATATATTATATATTATATATTATATATTATATATTATGAATATCAATGAGCACTCTTTACTAAAAATAAGAGTGCGTGGAATGAAACATAACGAGATCAATAATACTTATTTACAGTCTATATGTGACTGGTATATCACTGAAATGTTTATAGGTGATGAAAATATTCAACCAAGATTTATTTTTATAAAGGTAGAATATATTGCTCATTTTTACAAAAAATATTACCCTAAGATTAATAATTCGACAAAATTTGTAATAATAACTGGAATGGGTGATAAAACTATTCCAAATCAGATTGATAGTCGATGGCCTGAAGACAAAAATGTAAAAAATATAGTTGTACGACTATTACAAAATAATAATTTAATAGGATGGTTTGCAGAAAATTGTGACGAACTATTACCGAAAATGTATGGAATACCAACAGGAGTATATGAAACAGACCAATTAAACCAATTTTTTAATATACAATTTAATAAAAGTCGTACGATTGACGATAAAAATATAACAGTATTATGTTGTCATAGATTACGTGAATGGACACACGAACGAAAAAAAGTAAATGAATTATGTGAAACATATTGGAATATGTTTACAGACTATAAGATTAATATCAATAGTCAAAATTTTTCCGATACATTATCAAAATATACATTTACCTTATGTGTAAATGGAGGTGGATTAGATCCATCCCCAAAAGCATTTGAAGCTATTATAGCCGGTTCAATACCAATTATAAAATATTCATCAGGAATATATTCAGCGTATAAAGATTTGCCAGTTGTTTTTATAAATGATTGGTCCGCAGATGAAATAAACTATGAAAAATTACAAACATGGGTGTCTCAATATAGAAAATATTACGAAAACCTAGAATTAAGACGTGAAACATTGTACAAATTAACATTTGAATATTGGAAAAAACATATAGTAAATTATTATAACGACCATATATAATTATATTTTTTCGTAATAACAACGATTTCCTCTTATAGTTCGCTCATCTAATGATAGTAATGGGAGAGTCAGTACTTCATTCGAATTATACCTATTTATAATAGTCTGATAACTAGTTTCAGCGTGATCGTTTTCTAGAGGAAATTTAAACAACTCTGTAAAATTATCACGATGACAACCAACTATCTCACATTTATGATGCTTAACTTGTCGTATAAATTTATATGGTTTATTGTTTAGTTGTTCAAGTAATATTTTTTCCAAGTTGGGGACAAAGAATCGTCCAGTGACTTTAATAATAAAGTCTGCCGATTGTAATAATTTTGAATGGGTATAAGCATAATTTATTGAATAACTCTCGTATTGTCCTTTACTCTTAGTGTTAGTTAAATACCTATTGTCAGTCTCATTATTTATATTTGTAATATCAAATATTATTTTTTCAAATCTATCGTTATTTTCTTGAACTTCACTTAAAGTATAATTTGAATTTTCAACAACCACTATATTAAGATTTGTATATCTTAGCCATTTATTAATTTTATTTAAATATATATTTAATCGTTCAGTTGGATTAGCTTGGTTATTAAAATCAACGTCATGTGTATTTATAGTTGTAGTTAGTAATAAACATATTTTCTTTTTATTAGATTTCCACAAATTAGTAAAATGTGTTTCATACAATGTTTTAGTATCTACCCTATGACCGACAAAATGTTCATTTAATTTAAAAAACAAAGAGTCTAATTTTTTAAAAGGTGTTTTAAATATTACACTGTAATCCCATATATTTTTAATATTATGGTCAATACATTTATTTTTACATAGATGTGATTTCATATATTCATTTAACCAATTTTGCTCATCCAAATACAGATAGGTATCTCTTTTTAATCGGTAATGATAATTATATATATGATTCAATATATTAATATTATTATTTGTATATTGTTTTTTAAATAAATACTTAATTTGTGGTCCATTTGGATGTACTATAATGTCGCCATTTGGTTCTAATTTACAATCTATTAATTTATTTTTACACCCACACCATATTGCTTTAATATATTTATACTCGTAAAACATATTTAAATTGTCATTTGAAATAGTTATACTTTTACTACGATTATTTATATGATGAATTACAATACTATTATTTTCAAAAATAAGGATACATTTTCCATTAAATGGATCATAATAGAATATATCTGTTTCTTTTAGTTTATTATCAAAAGAATCAGTGATGTTGTTATTCTTAAATCCCATCATTCCAGCCATTATAGTATGTCTATGTCCAGGTAATACTTCATGTATTAAATGAAGAGTTTTATCACTATTTAACCATTCGTTAACCATTGTCTCTTCTTTAAACCCTATTATAGAATCTAAGTCTCTTGATATGAAAAATTCAACATTTTTGTCATTTATGGGTAGAAATCTATAATACATAGGTGAAATATTACTTTCAATCATAATTACTTCAATATCAGGATAATTTGTAATAATATTATTTAATAATTCTGAATTCGCTGTTTTATCAACATAAATTCTTATAATCCATTCTGGATAAATATATTTATGTAGTTCATAATTCATAAATACTCCATAATTATAAATGTCTTTATCATTATATAAGCAAAATGAAATAATCTTTTTATTGAAAATATCTTCTTTAACGTTAAATGTATCAGTAATAATATTTTTATTATATATATCAGAAATACAAGTATCAAATAAAAAATTTCCTCGTAAATTTCTTAATTCTTTAGTATGTAATGTGAATGATGAGCGCGTATGTTGTTTAGTTTCATCGGGAGTGTTTGTAGGTGATAAAATCATTATATTAGAATTTTCACATATACATAATTCTATTATTGATAATATGAATTTATCGTGAATAACATTATCATAGTCTAATCTTTTAATTAATGTATTGTCATTAAACAAAGAAATATTATTAATTTTTAAAAAATCAGGTGGGGCCATTAAAAATATCTTATTCACTAAATCGGTGCGTTTAATTTCAAATAAATAATTTTTTATTGACTGATATACGTCGTTTTCAGTATAATTATTGTAGCAATATTCAAATGATTTATTTTTACATAAATCTAATATACGTAGATGAAATACACAATACTCATTTTTTATAAGACCTAATTGATTAATCATTGTATTAGCATAATGATTAATTGTATCATTAAAAACTATATTTTTAGTTATATCATTATATATTTCTTTAAATGTATCATTGTATAGACAGGATTTATTAATGCATCCATTTTTATTGCAACTGCTTAATTTAACGGAATTAAATGTTCCTACCAATACTAATACATCATCTTGAATATCTTGTAATTCAACAAAATCGTCATAAGACCTTATAAACGTTTTATTAATTTGTACTTTTTCTACATCTTTTAAATTATATATATCTTTTGATATATTGAAATACGAATCAGATATATTAATATCGTTTTTATGTCTGTTATAATAAACCCGTTTAATATCATATTGATGTTTTATTTTATCAAAATGTATAGAATCGCAAAAATTAAATTTAGTTTCATCAAAAAATTCATTAAAATGATAATCATGTTTACATGATTCGCGAATCGTTCCATGTGGTATAAAATAAGGAAGTACGATGGTTCTATTTGTCATCTTGGCAATTATACAAGCTTCTTTAAACCCCAATAATTGATTTCCAAAACCACATATTCCTATATGGATTAAGTATTTTGTCATATAATATAATCCTAGAATAAATATAATATAGAATAACGTAAAAAGTATTAAATATAATGACATAAATAGTATAATATTCATGTCATTAACTATTCACCAAGATATTGCGCAAAAATTAGATACCTTTATTGAGAATAAGAAAATACCCAATCTAATCTTTCATGGATCTTCCGGTTCAGGCAAGAAAATGGTATTGTTTGATTTCTTAAAAAAAGTCTATAAAAACGAACCGAATTATATGAAGAATTATGTTATGATTGTCAATTGTGCTCACGGTAAAGGTATTAAGTTTATTCGCGAAGAGTTGAAATTTTTTGCTAGAACAAATATTAATCTACAAGAAGGAAGCATCTTTAAAAGCATCATCTTATTAAACGCCGATAAATTGACTATTGACGCGCAATCTGCCTTGAGGCGATGTATTGAATTGTTTAGTCATTCGACACGATTTTTCATTATTGTAGATGACAAATATAAACTATTAAAGCCAATATTGTCGCGTTTTTGCGAGGTATTCATACCAGTTCCGGTTGTAAATGGCAAAGAAGTCAATCTACATAAATTTCACTTGGATACATGTTTTTCCAGTACGAAACTAGATAAGCAAAAAAAAACGAAATTTAAAAACGAGTTGGAGAAAATAAAGGAGAAAGAGGTTATAGAAATCAGTGACATTCTATATGAGAAAGGATATAGTGCATTGGATTTGGTAGAATATGTTAAAGATATGAAAATAGAAGAAATCAAAAAGTATGAATATTTAGTGTTTATTCAAAAAGTAAAGAAGGAATTTAGAGAAGAACGATTATTAATGTCGTGTATATTGTATTTCGTATTAAAGCGTTTAGATTACTCATTAGAAAATATTTCTTTTATGTAAATGGACGACTATTCCGTATCAAGCCTACAAGAGTCTAGAAATGAGTGGTGTGCTCGCCTAATCAATATTTTCACACCTTTGGTCATCGAAGGATTTAAATCTATCTTTGACGAATCGTGGAAACTATGTCAAGAAAACGACGAAACAGAGAAATACTTGATGACTTATCAGAATTTCCTAGCAAGAATTCCCAAATGGAATCCAAACATTGTAGAAGAGGAAACAAACCGAATTGTAGAAAAAAGCAACTGTGGTTATTTGAATGATTTAATCAGTTGTGTTCATATTATTCAATTGAAGAGCTTAACATGTATGCGTGTCGGAAATCAACAGAAAAAGGTTGATATTAACGTTCCTTCCCTCAATGATTTCGTTCATAAAATTTACATCAATACTGCGCGAAAAATATATACCAATATTTATTTGTTTGAGAAGAACGTTGGACCTCTCCAAATACAAAAACATAACCGTGAATTGGAAATGATAGTGAGAGAACAAATATTAAATTCTATTCGAGAGAATATTCCTGTAGAGAATATTTTGAAAGTGTATTTAGATGAATCCATTGAGGATGATGTTCAAGTCGAGGAAACAGAAGAAATTATTTCCACTGAGCCAGTAGAAGAAGAAGTAGTCGAGAATGATGACAATAATGATGACAATAATGGTGAAAGTAAAGATGATAGTTCAAAAGTAGATGAAGAAGAGTTGAAAATAGATCCACTAGAAGGACTTGGTGATGCATCCAACGAATCAAAACAAGAGACAGATAGAATTCAGTTTAATGACATTGATAAAGCTATTGGGACAGACAATAAAATAGAAGACATCACTGCGCCAAAAACGGTAGAGAGATTAGAACAAATAAGTCAGGAAAGAGCGGAAGCTAGAAAGAGGGAAGAGGAGGAGGAAGAGGAAGAAGACAAAATAAAGATTGGTGAAAAAATAAAACTGACTGATATAGATGTACATGATTTAGAAAAACCGACAGAAACGAACAAGATTCCAATTGGTCTAGAAGAAATTGAAATATTGACCTAGATACTTTTGGGAAAAGTATGACAAAACCTATTTATACTTTTGGGAAAAGTATGACAAAACCTTTGAGAAAAGTATGACAAAAACGAATTAATAATTCGTTATATTTACATAAACTTTATTTCCAGTTAATGTAAATGACAGAAGTGTTTATATATGCTTTAGCCATATCAACCATATTCTTCTTATTTAAATTTATAGAAATGAAATTTTTGTCAGACGATGATAAGAAGCCATTGAAAGTAGTTGTGAAAGAGTCTCTATTTGTTTATAGTGCCTCAGTAGTGGGGATATATTTGTATTCTCAGTTTGATACAAATAGTGCGAAATCCGGTGGTGGGAAAGCGACAATGGCTTTTGTCGATAATCCAGCATTTTAGATACTAATGTTACATAACAGGAAGATTGAATAGATAAAATAGATATAATAATTTATTAAACAATAATAAATTATTTCATGACTAATGAGAATGTATTTTCGAATGTATTCTATCGACTATCTTTGAATTATCTTTGTTTATATTTCAAAATTAACTTTACTGTAAGTTAGGAATAGCATCCAAATTCATAATTTTTGCGCTTTTATTCAATTTCTTCTTACTGGTTACATATTTTTTAAAGATATCATTTTCTAATTGATCGGATGGAACTGCTTTATGAATGGTTCTAGCAATCATTTTATACAACTTAAATTCAGGATATCTCTCTTCGCCGCTGTTTTTATACAGAATGTTTCTGTCTTTATCATCCATCAACCACGAACCTACCAATCTGGCAATTTTATTCTTCTTTAAAATTTCTTCCGAGTCGAATATATCTTCCACGAAATGATCGTACAAACAACATGCCAATCTACATAAATCAAAACTAGGATTAGGTTCTAATCTAGGTTTGTTCTCGTCCAAGTAAGGATCGCAATTGTATTGAGAAGCAGCATCTCCCTTGGGATGAAAACTATCACTACACATAAGCTGACCATTAAATTTGTAAATAGCACGCCCAAAATCGATAATCTTGTATATTTTACCATAGGTTGGAACCTTGTAAGTTGTCTTGTTAAAGGTATAATACAAAAACTGTTTTTCAGTGGGTATATACATTATATTGTTGGTATGCAAGTCATTATGTGTAAAAGAAAATGTCTTTTGAAAAATTGATAAACTAATAATTATTTGAAACAAACATGATGTCCATTCGTGTTCTTTTAATAAATCATTTTCCATCAAATAATCCAACGTATTATCGCATTTCTCCAAAGCAATCATTTGTACAGGAAAATTGAAAATAGAACAGAATACATCCTCTTCGTCGCTTTCGCAACTACTTTCACTGGCATCATCATCATCACCACTGGCATCATCATCATCATCTGGTCCATTATGTTTTTTATTACCCTCTTCATCACATGAATTCATGTCTGAATCAGATTCTTCATCACCGTCGCTATCTATAGAAGTATTTGAAGATTTGGAACTAAATGTAGAAGAAGACGATACTGATGACGATTTCTTTATTGGATAATTATAAATACAAACATCACTTAAATCGACAATTTGTGTTGCTTGTACTGAAGATTGTGTTGAAGGTTGTACAGACAATTCATCCACTCCTTTATCTAAAGCAAATACAGAGAAATCTTCACTAAAAAACGTGTCAATATTGACTTTTTCTAATTTTTCATTGATAACCAGCTTTCTCTTATTTGTGCGTGAATCAATATTAAATATTCTAGCATGTTCGTCGTTTTCAATCGTATATTGTCCATTCAATGTTTCATGAAAAAAGTCGCTTTCATTTAAATAATCAATATCATCAGCAATGTTATATATAAACCTCTCTTGTTCGCATATAAAAGCACCATAGTAATCAATACTATTTAAAAATCCGTAATTGTGTAACAATTGACTAGACAAATACGTGAAAAATGAATCTACATAGGCACTATTGTTTTTATCTTGTAGTTTAGGAAAAGAAGCAACTGTATTAAACTGAGGTAATGAAATGACGTCATTTCCAGATAAATCATATTTACCAGTCAAATACTTTAATGGGTCTAATAAGGGAGAGTATTTACAAAAGGTCTCTTTTTGTATCAAATTGTTTGAATTATCAGAAACACGAATACTCAATCTATTGTTATCAATCTCTCGACTGATTGAATGAATATAGTATTTTTGGTTCAAGTTAATACTATTACAATTGGTTGAGTTGAGAGAAAAGAATTTTTCATAGATAGGAACATAGTTTTGTAGTTTCTCTAAACCTAAACTGGATTTTTCTAAACTATGAAACAACTCTTCATTCTTGTTTTTTCGATAATACAAAGAAAAGTTCATTCTTTTATTATTCTTACAGTAAATATAATAATTCATTTAAACTTATTTCTCGTAAATCATTGTTATTTTTTTTCTTTTTAGAAGTTAAGCATGTCATTGGATCTAAAAAAATTCGATATGAAAAATATTAGCTTTCGACCAGACGAGAACAAGGGTCCAGTTGTAGTTTTAATTGGTAGAAGAGACACTGGTAAAAGTTTCTTGGTGAGAGATTTATTATATTATCATCAAGATATTCCTATAGGAACTGTAATTTCCGGCACGGAAGCAGGTAACGGTTTTTTTGCGGAACATGTCCCCAAGTTATTTATTCACGATGAATACAATAGTGCGATTATTGAAAATATTTTGAAAAGACAAAAAACAGTATTAAAGCAAATTAGAAAGGAAATGGAAGCTTACAAGCGAACCAATATAGATCCTCGAGCATTTGTTATATTGGATGATTGTCTCTATGATAACAAATGGACAAAGGACAAACTGATGCGATTGTTGTTTATGAATGGTAGACATTGGAAGATAATGTTAATTATTACTATGCAATATCCGTTGGGTATTCCACCAAATTTAAGAACAAATATTGATTATGTTTTTATATTGAGAGAACCATATATTGCAAATAGAAAACGTATATGGGAGAATTATGCAGGTATGTTTCCGACATTTGAGTCATTTTGTCAAGTAATGGATCAATGTACAGAAAATTTCGAATGCTTGGTCATTAATAACAATTCGAAATCAAATAAGTTACAAGATCAGATATTTTGGTACAAAGCGCAAAATCAAGGCGGATTTAAATTGGGCTCAAAAGAATTTTGGGAATTATCAAAAGATATTGGTAGTGATGACGAAGATGATGTATATGACCCAAATAGTATGCAAAAACGTGGAGCAGGACCAAAAATCAACGTGAAGAAAAGCAAGTGGTAAATTTAACAAATCAATATTCCTAACTAGTAAATCTAAATAATTTATTTTGTATTCTTATTATATAATGAGTAAAAATACAAATACAAAGAATAATAGTACAGATAATATTCCTGCAACAACAAACGTAGATTTAGACGTAGTTGAAAAAGCTCTAGTTAATGGTGGAAATAAAGTAATAGATAAAGCGACGAAACAGATTAATGATGGAGCAAAAAATAATACAATAGATGGAAATAAGAATACGGGAAACAGCAACGTCGTTAGACAGAATACAATTAAACCAAATGACAATACAAAGAAAGGACAGAGTGGCCCCGAAAGAGGTAAATTAGATTATAAAGATTCAAAGGAATTTACAATTTTCCAAAATGAACTACAGTCGCTTATTAATAATAATTTATTTATTTTGAAAGAATGTAAAACGAGCAAACGATTATTGGATATTAAATATAGTGAATTGAATTCCACCATTAATTATATTCAAATTTCAGTGATTGTTTTATCTACAATGTCCGGATTTTTACAATCAACCAAGCAATATTTTGATACCGCCGAATCGATTGTATCCGTTTCTGGTATTTCAATATCAACGTATATAAGTCTTATTTTATCAGTTTCCAAATATTATAAATATGATGAGCAAAAGGAAAGAATACACAATCTTAGAGAGAAGTATGCAAATTTACACAACAAAATCGAATATAGAATGGATGTACTAGGTCCTCATACAAAAGAAAATTTATGGGAATATCAAGATGTAGCTGAAAAACTAACAGAATGGTCCAAAATAAAAATAGCAATGGATGAAGAATATGTAACACTCATTGAAACAAAGCAAGCATTGACAACCGAATTTGAGTCGATTATGGATTCGAAATCGAGAAATCAAAATTATATCAAGGATAGAGAATTGGTTCTAAGCAATAGAGAAAAAGTATTTAAAACACTGGAACAACATACTGCATTGGAAAAGAAGATAAAATCGAGAGAAATTTTAACAGATTTTACGAGTATTATACAATTACCAGACGACGATTTAAACAATTGGGATGACCCTATTTAGTTCAATGGTAAAATCGCGATCTCAAATGAGAAACAAATATAATATATAAATATTGACAAGATATTTATATGTTATTCAAATAGTTTAGATTATGGTGGAGAGGGTATTTTATCAACACCATCTTAGGTATAGGACGATTAGTATTACATAACACTCAAAGCAGAAAGTCCTTTATCGGTTTTATCAGTTGTTACGATGTTTTCTCCTTCGAAAAGTTCGGATTTTACATCTTCCAAAGTAGCATTTTCACTCATGGCTGCTTCTTGAGTGTTCATATTAGCAACTGAAACCAAATCACCATTTTCATTGATAGTTTGTGTAAGTTTGTTACCTGATTCCAATGCCTTTTTCTTGTTTTCCTCCATTGCCTTTTCTTTAGTTTCCTTAACGCGTGTATCAAATTCGTCCTTTGCTTTGTCCTCATTCTTCTTCTTCTCACTCATCAACTCATTCAAGGTCTCCTCCATATATTCAACACGACCAGTCTTGTATGCCTCAGGGTGGAATGGAACCCAAATACCAATAGGACCAACATAAACATCATGATTAGGGTCATTCTGTCTTAGCATCTTACATCTGAGTTCAGCCTCTTGTTGTGTAGGGAAAACACCTCTTACCTTGATACCACGAATAGATGTTTGGAATGAATGCTTCTCACCAAACTCCTTCTCTAGACGGTCTTCGTGCTCATCCAAGAAATTCTTATAATCGTCCTCAATCGTAGTACTAATCAACTTTTCCTTTTCATCCTTGGAGAACTCCTGGAAATCTTTAGTCAGTTTATCAAAGTCAATATGGTACTTGTAAGATACAAAGTTTAGAAATTGGGCAAACTTCTCCATTGATTTACTGAAATCCCAATTATTAATAAACTTCTCGAACAAAAATAAATCCTTTTGCTTTAGAACATGTTCAGGAGAAATAAAAGATAGACATGCGAACTTTTGCCCAGCCATGGGCTTGTCTTCATCTAATAAATCAACATAATTAACATTATCACTACCATCAGAATTTGTCTTTAATGTAATATTATTGGGGCTACCGACATCACTAGATTGATTATTTAATGATTCGATTGGTTTAGAAAAACTCATTATAAGATATACTACATACGAATATTTAAGTGTTTTTATGGATAATATATTGTTTTTAAATTTGTAGAAATAATAATTTTTTCTTTTCAGTTTATATAAGAATGTTAGGAGGTATGTTAGATTTAGGTGAATTAGTCAAGAGAGCTATTAAATACCTCGTTGAGGGTTTAATGGTTGCTATTGCTGCTTATGCTATCCCAAAAAGAGGTCTTAATTTAGACGAGGTTGCACTTATTGCTTTAACTGCTGCAGCCACATTCAGTATTCTTGATACATACGTTCCCAGTTTAGCTGTTGGCGCACGTTCCGGTGCTGGTTTCGGTATTGGTGCTAATCTCGTTAAATTCCCAGGAGGATTTTAAACGTAATTATTCTATATAGGTGATAACATAAATGTTTTGATAAAAAAATAAGTAACCGCTATATGGTTACCTATTTTTCATTTATATTAATTCTTTATTAATTTGATAATGTTAGACGTTTATCTTGCCTCTCTGCGACTTTTTCTTATATCATACCGAATACTCCATTCTCCATACGAGGCACATTCTTTATTACAAAAGTGATGTTCGTTATCTACTACACACCTAGTAACACAATCATCTTCGTGTTTATATAACTCTGCTTCACAATTTTCATTATCACAGGTAGTGTAATTTGTCACATATAGTAATTCATCCAACACATTTACCATATTTTCACGATGTTCTGGATTATAACTAAAGATAATATCAACCAATTCTTTTGGAATATATAAGTTTTTCTGAGGTGTATCTGTCATAATAAATTATGCTACTTAATCATTTAATACTTCATATAGTATATTGATACATAAACTTCAATTTTTTATGAAATATAAAACTACAAAGTATGAAAATAATATAAATACAAGACTGTGTATTTTAGTATAATGACAATTATAGCAGAATATGTTTGGATTGGGGGTAATAATAATTTACGTAGTAAAACGCGGGTAATAGAAAATGTAACAATCTTTCAAAATGATCAAAATACGAGTAATAAAATTTCAAGAATACCAGATTGGAATTATGATGGAAGTTCAACAGACCAAGCTAGTGGTAACGACTCGGAAATCGTAATAAAACCTCGGCATATCTTTAGGAATCCATTTTTCCAAGCCGAAAATGTATTGTATGACCGGTACTATATTGTTATATGTGATACATATCTACCAAACGGATTACCATTACCTGATAACCAACGTGTAGTAGCGGATAATATTTTTAAGCAAAATGTAAATGAAGAACCATGGTTCGGTTTAGAACAAGAGTACTTTTTCATCGACCCTAAAACAAATATGCCTCTCGGATATGATAAAGACGGAAAACAAGGACAATATTATTGTAGTGTCGGTCATGAAAATGCGATTGGTCGTTCCATTGCAGAAGAACATATGAAAATGTGTCTATACGCTGGTATCAAAATAAGTGGTATAAATGCAGAAGTAGCTCCAGGTCAATGGGAATTTCAAGTAGGTCCTTGTACCGGAATTGATACAGGTGACCATCTTTGGACTGCTAGGTATATTTTACAAAGACTTGGAGAAAAACATAATATAAAAATCGACTTTGAACCGAAACCCTTAAAAGGAGATTGGAATGGTTCCGGATGTCATACTAATTACAGTACCAAAAATATGAGAGAAGGAACTGAAGATAAAACCGGTCTAGAATATATCGAAGAAGCCATTGATAAATTGTCAAAACATCATGACGAACACATGAAGATATATGGTTCAGGAAACGAAGAGCGAATGACAGGAGAACACGAAACAGCGTCTTATGACAAATTTACAGACGGAGTAGCAAATAGGGGAGCCTCTGTAAGACGTGGTTACGATACAATAAAGAATAAAAAGGGATATTTCGAAGACAGGCGTCCTAGTTCGAATTGTGATCCTTATTTAGTTACAAGTGCCATATTTAAGACGACTTGCTTAGATATGGTTGAATCATTATAGATTATATTGTCAATGTCACTCTATTGTTATAACATATTTTTCATGAATAATATTTCTCTTTCTTGTTCATATACCAGATTTTTGGCCAAAGTAAATAAATAACTATCATATGTAAAATTCTCGGTATCAGCAAGTAAATGTTTTGTTGTTGTAATCGCAGTAGAATGATGACCTATCATTCGTTTGAGCCATTCATCACGAGTTACGAATAATTGGCTTCTCAATAAAAAAATAGAGACTATACTCAGAAAAATACCTACAGTAAATATTCTTGTATTAAAATGTCCCATCGACATATAATGAACGATTTGATGACTCCATATCATATTAGAAGCCATAAATAATCCACTATACAACAATGTCAAAGATAAATAAATGTCGGAAAAACGATAGGCTAATATGTTCATTGGATTCAAACTAATACCTACGAGAAACATCACTGTAAATAATATTAGCTGATGTTTGACTATTTCATTCATTGTATTATATATTGGTTATATAATATTGGCTTTGGTTATATAATATTCGTTATATAATATTCGTTATATAATATTCGTTTATAAATATTATATAATTCCACTCTTTAGACAGTTACAATAATTAAATACGTGACAATAATTTGGATAATACATGTGAATGAACCAAACCATAAATATGTATTTTTTAAATTATTTATATGTTCAACTTGTTCATCAGGACATTTTTTCATTTTACCGCATTTAATGGCTAAATTTTGCATTCTACGATAATATGGTAGTAATGAGAATACCATATAGAACGTGGAAACTACTATAAGTCCAATGGATATCATTTTGGCCAAATATGGATGAACTTTGACAGAACCTTTTCTAGCCATGTTATAAAATATTAAACTACATGTTGTTATAATGGCAGACAAGTTAAACCATCCTATTAAAAGGGTTTCAGGTATATACATTTTCTCTGAGTATGCTAAATCATTTTCTATAATGCCATGACTGTTCGTATTGTTTGTAGATATCACTTCATTTTCTATAAAATCAGAAATAGGCATTGTGTTTAATTATATATTACGCATATATTTTTGTTATTCTTCATATTATTCTTCATATTATTCTTCATATTATTCTTCATATTATTCTTCATATTATTCTTCATATTATTCTTCATATTATTCTTCATATTATTCTTCATATTATTCTTCATATTATTCTTCATATTATTCTTCATATTATTCTTCATATTATTCTTCATATTATTCTTCATATTATACTAAATAGTAGGTATAAACTCCCAGTCTAGCGATTGACATATTTTCTTCCATATTTCATCTTGTTCTATCCTCTTTTCACGGTCTTTTAACATGGGAAAATAAGGAAGAAACTGTACTTGGTCTAATAATTCGCATAATTTATAAACCGTATAATAGTAATTCAAAAAATTAACACGGTCATCTGGACAAAATTTCGCATAGGGTCCTTGAATTTCCATAAATAAGTTACACAAAGATTCTTCCAAATCTTGGGTCATGACAGGTGGTTTAATTCCTAATTTGTCTTTTATAAAAGGTATATGTTCATAATATTTATTATAGCCTAATTTTTTCAATATATCCTTGGCCTTTTTATTATTTAAATGAGTTAAATCGATTCTTTCCTTGCGTATTTGATTCTTAATGTTTTCCAATACTTCCTCAGGAATTTGGGTAGTTTCCTTTGCTTGAAACTGAGCCAATATTTCTCGAAAATGATTGATTCTTTTGTATGCGTAAAAACAAGCTTCTTTTGGTGGTTCTTTATAAGATGGTTTTTCATTTTCAACCAAATATTGAATGTGTTTATGACATTGATTACACACCATGATTCCTTCGTGGTCAATTGGTATCAACTCTCCTTTTTTACAGGATTGACAAATATCTGTTTCTACGATGAATTTACTTATATCAATAAACGATTCATCGAGATTAGATAGATATTTTTGAATACTGTCTTTATTTTCACTATTTGTTTGGTCTTCTTCGTCTGAATTAATTTTAAAAAAGGAATTCAACAATTTTGTTTTGTTATTGTTATTCGATATTTCCTTTTTATTTTCAAAATAATCAAAAATGTACTTGTTGTTATTTAAATAGTAATGCTTATTCTTCCTTTTAATCTCGTTTATTTGGGTAGTAGTATCACGTAACATGTCACGTATTTCTATTTTTTGTTCAATTGAAATAGACACATCGTCTGCCATTTTTTGAAAATATTTTTTCTTTGCTCTTAATTCAGGCAACGTTTCTTCTTTTTCTTTTGTAAATTCTGCTTCAATATCTCTATGTTTGCTATCTAATGTAGTAATACTTTTCTCATCCATAATTATTTTTTTATTTGTTTTATGCTTGAAATTCGGCATTTAGTATCTTTATACTAATAAAAAACGGTTATTTTTAATATGTATTTCTTAGTAATCATTATCAAGTTATAATTCGACTTATGTTTTCTCTCTATTTAACAAAAATGAATATCCATATTGATGCTAACGGAGAGAATGGCGATATTGGAAAATTAGCGCCAGGATTATTGGATATGATGGACTATTTGTATTCTTATTTAGACAATGGATGGACCATCAAAAAAAGAAAAAGTAGTTTTATTCTCTCAAAAGACAACCACAAAATGTTTGTTTCAGAATCAATACGTTTTGCAAATTCATCGCCCACCATACTAACTTCTAGTAATAAATTAAACCATCATTCAAGTGAAAATCACGATACAAACAGCAACAAAACCAAGTATATCTTCTATTTTCTTTATAATGTTTTAAACAATGGATGGACAATTAATAAAACTCGGCAAGAAGAATACACATTTATTAAAAATCATGAAGGAAAAAAAGAGATTTTTTCCAATAAATATCTCCATACATTCATGAAAGATAACTTTAATTTCCAATTAATTAAATAAATTAGTGTAGGTATGTAGTTATTTTCAAAAAAATAATAATATTTAGCAATATTATAAAACCATGGGAGGTGGATTAATGCAACTCGTCGCTTACGGTGCCCAAGATGTTTATCTTACAGGCAACCCTCAAATTACTTTCTGGAAGGTCTCTTATAGACGTCACACAAACTTTGCCATGGAATCTATTGAGCAAACATTCAACGGACAAGCCGATTTCGGCCGCCGTGTAACATGTACCATCAGTAGAAATGGTGATCTTTGCTACCGTACTTATCTTCAAGTTACTCTTCCTGAGATTAACCAACACATGAAGAATACCAATGGTGCTGCTACCGATGGTGTTTATGCTCGCTGGTTAGATTTCCCTGGAGAGCAACTTATCTCTCAGGTCGAGGTTGAGATTGGTGGCCAACGTATTGACCGTCAATATGGTGACTGGATGCACATCTGGAACCAACTTACCCTTACAGGTGAGCAACAACGTGGATACTACAAGATGGTTGGTAACACCACCCAACTTACATTCATCACTGATCCCTCTTTCAATGATGTCGATGGACCCTGTGAGTCCAACGCTCCTCGTCAAGTTTGCGCTCCTCGTAACGCTCTTCCTGAGACCACTCTTTACGTTCCTTTCCAATTCTGGTACTGCCGTAATCCTGGACTTGCTCTTCCTTTAATCGCCCTTCAATACCACGAGGTCAAGATCAATCTTGATATCCGCCCCATTGATGAGTGCTTATGGGCCGTTGGTTCTCTTAACTGCACATCCGGTTCCGGTAAGGTCACCACTGCCTACAATCAATCTCTTGTCGCCGCTTCTCTTTACGTTGATTACGTCTTTTTGGACACTGATGAGCGTCGCAGAATGGCCCAAAACCCTCACGAGTACCTCATTGAGCAACTTCAATTCACAGGTGACGAGTCTGTCGGTTCTTCCAGTAACAAGATCAAGCTCAACTTTAACCACCCTGTTAAGGAGCTTGTTTGGGTCGTCCAACCTGATGAGAATGTTGATTACTGCTCTTCTTTAGAGTGCGGTCAATCTCTTTACTCCACTCTTGGTGCCCAACCCTTTAACTACACTGATGCTGTTGATGCTCTTCCCAACGCCATCCACTCTTTCGGAGGACCTGAGGCTCTTATCAATCCCTCTGGTACCGCATTCATCAACGCTTCTGGTCTTTTCACCGATGCCGGTGCTGTGGATGAGGCTGCCACCAGCCAACAATGGTGGTCTAACCAAGTTGGTCCCGAGGTTCCTTATACCGCTCCCAACTTTGACAGTGCCATGAACTCTGGTGTCTCTGATGCCGGTACATTTGTTCTTGCCGAGACTTCTCTTGACATGCATTGCTGGGGTGAGAACCCTGTTGTTACTGCCAAGTTACAACTTAACGGCCAAGACCGTTTCTCTGAGCGTGAGGGTACATACTTTGACCTTGTCCAACCTTTCCAACACCACACACGTAGCCCTGATACCGGTATCAACGTCTATTCCTTCGCACTTCGCCCTGAGGAACACCAACCTTCCGGATCATGTAACTTCTCCAGAATTGATAACGCCACTCTTCAACTCGTTCTTTCCAACGCCACTGTTGAGGGTACCAAGACTGCCAAGGTTCGTGTCTATGCTACTAACTACAATGTTCTTCGTATCATGAGTGGTATGGGTGGATTAGCGTACAGTAATTGATCGTGACCTACATAGTGTTCAAAAATTGTGTGACCTACAAAGTATTTTAATAAAAAGGGTTCGCCCACAAAACCAAAATAAAAATAAAAATACAAGCTAATTAATTTATATAAATTTATAAATTAATTATTATTACAAAGTTACCTAATCTTTTTTTTCTTTATTTGATTTTCGATAATCAACTAATTCCTTTGCTCTTTGTTTTTTATATTCTTCATCTCCATATTTTTCTTTCAACTTATCACGAGATTTTTGTTTCCTAATCCGTGATTGTTCTCGTTTTTCGTCAGACGTTTTTTTATTCGTATTTTTTACAATATTTTTGGATGGTTTATGTGTATTATTTATAATGGTGGTTGTTTCAACCTTATTTTTACATTTCAGATATATTTCGGTCATTTTATTAAATAATTCATTCAATGACATATCCTTTTTGATATGGTTACAACTTCCACAACATGTTTTTACATTAGATATTATATACCCCAAATTATTATCAATACGGTCAATGCCATTTTTATATTTTTCACATGACTTTCTACCACATAAGTAACATTGTGAATTTATAATTATATTATATTCATTTTCAGTTAAGACAAATGGTAATGATTTATTATCGGCACGCGTTTTATACTGATTATAACTTGCTGCGTCAGTATCACAAAACTCTTCTGGAAAATACCGTCCCTTGATTTTATTATTATAACTCAAAATATGTTCTATTCGTTTCAAAAATACATCGACTGATAAAGAACACTTCATATAATTACATGTTTTACAACAGCTCACACAATTATCCACGATATATCCTATATTTGAACCCAAACGGTCAATGCCATTAAACCCACGTTCTTGAATAACATCGCAATAATGACACGGTTCCTTTACAACTTTATTAAAGTCTTCTTGTAATATTTCAAAATCTAAATTTTTATCTCTGGCACACCTAATATAATTAGAATAATGAATTTTTATATTTTCTAATCGCGATTTATTAGTCATGGTTACTTTATCTGGATTATTATCTCTCCATTGTTTCGCATTCTGAGCATTTATTTTCAAATATTCATCTACATCTTCGTCGATCTTTCTTTGTCTATGGTTCATACAATACATAACAATCTTCTCGTAATTTGCCTCTTTCCATTCAGCTTTTTTCGCAATTCGTTCAGGTTTCTTATCAGTAATACGACGTAACTCATTACAATGTTCTTTATCGCGATTTTGGTCTTGAATTCGGTTTGCATATCTACAATTCTTACAAGTTTTCGTAGTTCCACCATTGACCCCAATAAATAAACTATTTTCAAATTCCTTACAGCACGTAGAACATGTTTGATGGGTATCTGTTTTCTTACTATTTTGTGCATTTACTCTGCGAGTCTTATCTTGATTACGGTCTTTTTCCAAACAAGACTGACAACGAGAATATTGATACTCTAAATCAAGTTGGGTCCTACAACCGCGAATATATTGTTTGCAGACTTTCTTATTGATAGCTACGGTTTCATCAACAAACATACAAAGTTGATGTTTATTACAGTAAATATTTTCTTTTGAACGTTTGAATACACAACCCTCATTCGCGCATAAAACGATATTTTCACGGTTTATTTGTCTGTTCTTCTTCCCTCTATCACGACACTGAATACAGCTTTTACCATCAAGTATGTAAGATGATTTTTTACAACCAGAACATATCTGTAGATTTGACAACATTTCTTCAGTATAACCAGACATATACACCCATTCAATTTTTTATCTATTGCCAAACATTTTGTCATTATTAGAGAGAAAATAAAGATTAGAAAAGGAAAACAAACTAAACGAGTTAAAAAATAGACCAATGTACTCATAAAATAGTAATTTTACTTGAATTATTATTTTATAGCGTTTTATTTACATTTCTTACAATCCTTACTGGTTAATTCGTATCCCCAATGTTGTAAAGTTTGTCGTATTTTAGGACTAACTTCATAATCATTGTATTTTGCCTTTTTATCATTAATCATATTGATTAACCATTTTCTGAATCTACTCTTCGGACCAGCTGTTTTGGTCCATCTACTTATTTGCCATTCGTCATCATGACCTCGTTTGCCTTGATAAAAATCACAATACCATTGAACCCAACCATAGGGTTGATTCTTAGTTATCCATTTCTTTTCTTCCCAAAATTCCAGGGTTGTTCCTACCTTGACCTTGTACTTATTAATGGATTTATCGTATTCGTCCCAGTCGCTTGTTAGCCAATCCTCTGGTATTCCTTTCCACCAAGATTTCGGATAATCTAAGTGTTGGTTTTTATATTTTTTATTCGTTACAGACGAGTATATAGGTCTCCAATATGTTCCTCCAAAACTGCCTAATTGAAACATTTCTCTCGGTGTTAAATTTGGTCTAAATTCAGGATATTCCTTAAACGTAATCTCTCCACTACTATTTTTATTAGGCATATTATAATTATCCTATATTTTATTGTATAATATTTTACTATAAATATTATTTGGCACTTATATAAACAGATAACATGATTGTAGTATAATCATATTCTCATAATATTATTATGGATCCGAATATTATAGTAGTTATTTTTGCCGTAGTAGTAATCGTAGTCATTTGTTTCATATTATGTTCATGTGTATGTCTAGAATGATAAAAATCCACAAGGTGGCATCATTTTACGAGTAGTTCCTTTTTTTTAAGTTCGCGATAATTATTCATATTTTCAATAATTATCATGTATTATGTGATCGTTTCATTATGGTTTCATTATACTAATAACGAGTATTTACATATTCGTCGATTCTCATTACCAACCTCAATCACAATCCAAATACAGAACTTACCCATCTGTCAGCAATATCAGGATTTTTTTGTTCTGTTGTTGAAAACCCAGGATAAGGATTCACTTCTATAATTTTACCATCTTCAAAATAAGGAGTCATTAAATCATGCGCCATATAATCGATTCCTGAAAAGGTTAATCCTAACATTTTATTTATTTGTATAAACATGTTTACATTAAATGGATGGATTTCATAAATTTCAATATATTCTTGTTTTCCTCCGTTTGCTATACTAATCACATTAGATACTTTGATTTCCTTGTCTAGTTCCAATACACTATCTATATTATATCCTTGCTGACGAATCAAATCTTCGTTTATTATTGTAATCGGTTTTACATTATGATTTTTCGGATATACATCAATTAATTCACGAATCGTTAAACTACCATTTCCTATAATTCTTGGTGGAATATCTTTACTAACATACACAATATTATCGTTCATTACCATAATCCGATACTTATTCCCTTTTGTTTGTTCTTCAATAAGAATTGATTTCTTATTTTCTCTTTTTAGTTTGTTAATTTTATTCGTTATGCCCTGATTATTAATAATATCTGTAAATACATCAGTGCCTTTTTCACCCCAGTTAAATTTTATTACTAATGGAAAAGCCAACTCTCTATTTATTATCTGCAAATTATCTAAATCATCCAAGTTATTATTCCATTCTACATATTTACATACAGGTAATCCAGAGTTACCTAATATTTTACTAGTTTCTATTTTATTATTCGATAATTTTGCAGATTCAGGCGAATTAAAATTATTGTTATAACTTACACTTGTATCATTTAGTTGTAATCGCTTTTCATTTTCATCTATTGTAATATTATATTTGTTATAGATATTTTTCTTCATATTATTAGAATGAAACACCATTGGTTCTATTATAGGTTTCATTGCAAAAAAACTATACAACACTACTATTAACAATAATATCATTGTTAATAATAAAACATATCCCATTTTATATATTATTTTATTTTATTTTATATATTTTTAAATATCTATATTATATATCAGTAATGTTAGATACAATAGATAATTTATTTAAATCGGTCGTATCCTATGAACAATCGTGGTGTAAGACAATGGGATTTTTAAATCCATATATTGATCCATTTAATCACTTTATATCAAAAAAGATACCTGATTTCGATAGTCAAGCGTTTTACAAATATAAAAAACATAATTTTGTATATGATAAATTATGGGTTATGAGATCACAAGGACTTCTAGCAGGTGATTTAAAAGATTTGAAGGAAAATGATAATATCAAATTACCTATTTTTATTAAGCCAAGATGGGGTAATGAAACAGCATCTAGTAAAAATTGCTTTAAAATAAAATCATGGGATGAACTAGAGCAATATAGACGAATTCCTGATATGATGTGGTCCGAGTTTATCGACGCAAAGGAACAAATGACAGATTATATTTTAGTAAATGGACAAATTGTCTATCAAATTACCTATGTTTATTCAGATACACAAAATGAATTTATTGACGATTGGAAACACATTAGTCCGGAGAATGAACCGATATCTAAAATCACTGAATGGGTAAATATGCACATGGGTGGTTTTACTGGAGCAGTGAATGCTCAATATAGAGATGATAAAATTATTGAAGTGAGTCTTCGTTTAGCACGAGGTGGTGCTTACATATTAAGTACAAAAAACGAATATTTGATTCAAAACATTAACAATGTTGTCGATAAAGGAGAATGGGATTACAATATCCAAGACAAGATGAAATTTAGTCCATTTTATTCATTCAAGTGTTATAGTAAAGTTCCACTACTCTACGTATATCCTCAATACGTAATGGATTATATCATGAAAAAAAACAGTTGTATGCCATTTTATGAATACTATTTTGAACCGGCAGGAAAAACAGGTATGGTGGCATTTCAGTTTATGCATACAAATTTCGAACACGGAATGAGAACAAAAAAACATCTAGAAACAATGTTTAATTTTGCCCAATATTTATTTATTTTTCTTTTTATTGTTAGTTTAATTTTATTTAGTATCAACAAAGTGGTAGGGGTCGTTATGATTATTTTTGTTGGTATGATATTTAATACAAGAATGTTAAATCCTGTTAGTGTCCAATATCAGCATTGGAAAGCAGCAAAGCAAATGATTATTGGTTGAACAAGTATTATCGTATAATTAGATTCCATGTGACGACGTAGAGGATATATTAATACAATAATCCTCTTCATAATGAAGTATATTTTTCATTTTTTTTATAATCGTCATCGTTAATTTGTACATATTGTCGTTTTTTATATCACATGTCATGTAATTATCGTTATAATTTCTTTCTAAACGTGGTTTGGATAATAATACTGGGTTACCATCATCATCTCTATATAAAGTTTGGTTTTCTTCTTCGGATATATTCTCTAATATATGGTCTAATAAATTATTAAACTTGTCGCTATATTGTCTATCATGAAATTCGAGAAAGTTCATAAAATCTACATACATATTTTCATGTATGGTTGAAGTTTCTTTACATGATATAACAGTGTTTAGAATATTTATTATTTCAAATACTTTCATTTGTACAATACTACCATATTGTATGCCGTTTTTTAACGTTTCTATCTGATTAATAAGTTTTTCGTGTGAAGATATATTAGATGTAGCTTCATTCTCAGTCTCATTATCATTGAACAATTCTAACATACGTCTAGTACTATTATTGTTTTCACCTGATTTGATTGTAAGATTATCCTCGTTATTCATTTATATTTATATGGTATATTTTTATTATTAATTACATCAATTTTTAAATAATAAAAATAAAATCAAACAAATGAAAGAAACCGAGTGTTCAGTATTCATCTAGACCATATGATGATCTACGCAATATTCACAATATGCGTAAAAAAAATTGAAAATTTCTACAACCACCGTTCCCATCTTATCAAAAATCGTCACTACTTCGTCCATGTTTTTATTATATTATAATGGTTTATATTTAAATAGGTGTATTAAATAATTTATTCATATTTTCAACCTCCGGTCTATCTTCTACATCTACAAATATCTTTTCAATCAGGCTATCATCTCTAAATCGAATACTATACTCCTTATTCAACTGGTTTCTTCCAATACGCCCAAGTGCTTGAATTGTTTTCTCTTGTGTCATATTGCTCAAGTCTTTGCTAATATATCCATGACAAAACTGATAATTTGTTCCGTAAATATAATCAGACGAAGCAATAATCAAGTATAGTTTCTGTTGAACAGCCAATTGTTTCATAATCTCTGTATAATTATTATCATGATTGTTCGTAAATACACCAATACCCATGAGCAATAATATTTTCCAACTACTTTTTACTTCCATAAGCATAATTTTCTCAACATCACTTGGCTCAATATTACACGAGAATTCGCGTTCAATCAAATCCTTTTGTATCCAATGACGCATATGAGCCAATTTATTAGGAACAAATAATTCATTCAAGGCAATGGTCTTTACCAGTTTATACAAGCCATCTATTTCAGTTCGCAAGTTTCTCTGCTCCGGTGTAATTCTCTCCTTTGCCATTTTATTTTCTTTCTCAACTTCGTCACCTAGACTATCTTCTAACTGTCGTTCCTTTTGTCTCAATACGTTTAAAACCTTATCATTATGCTCTATAGCAGTCATCATATCATTGATTACCTGTTCTGGAATTTTTATACTTTGAAGAATAAACTTGGAAATCTTCTCAACGTCGTCTGCCAAGAATATGGTCGGACCATCCGTTAATGTATGCGCATCCTTTGTAGCTACATGAATATTCGACTCAAATTTCTGTGTTCGTCGTTCTCTGAAATATTGGTATATATCGGTCCATTGTTCTCTACTAATTCGCTCTAGTAAATCCAAATAATGAATCTTTATATTGTTCATAGTCATATCACCCAAGTCTCCATATTTGACTGCTATTTTATATCTATCATCTTGAACAATATTCAACTTGTCCAAATAGTGAATAAACTTGACAATTTCACTTAAATCGAAATAGCGCAACAAAGTCTTGTATTTCTTACAATGAACCACACTTTCTTGAAGCCGGTCATACTCTTTGTACTTCAAATGAGGCATTTCTACTTGATTCTTTGTATTTAGTAGAGGAATCGATTTATTACAATCATGACTTACGATATTATGAACCATGCTATTCTCAAATCTAGAAGTGAAATCAGTAATCGTTTCTTGTAAATCCTCTTCGTGTGGTAGAGTAGCAGATGAAAGAATAATATTGGGAATAATATTTTTCTGCCAAATCTCGGATATGTAAGAATGGAATTCGTGCTCCTCATAATCCATAGTAATCGTAGGCTCATCCCAGTACATGATCATATCCTCTTTTTTATTAAACGCGTTCATATAGTACATTGCACATAGGTAGGATTTGATATCGCATATCATGATTTCTACATTGTCACCAACAGTATTATCCACCTTTTTACTTCCATCACGATATTTAATATCTTTACCGGTCTTGTTATGCTTGACATAATCCTTGGCAGAGAAATAATGCAATCGAATATCCGATACATCATTGCATCCAAACGCAAATGCTATTTTTTTCCCTACAGAAATAGCAGATTTCGCCAACGCTAAACCAACATGTCTAGCAGCACAAACAAATATAACGCGTTGTGTCTCTGATAGACCTAGCGGGCTAAGTGTTTTACCAGTACCAGTCGGAGCAATATATAATACCAACTTTGGATTAGGGTTTTTTGCTATCGAGAATAATTGTTTTTGATGTTCATATAGATGAATGTCTTTATATGTGACCAAGTCTTCGTTCTTTTCTATCAAGTCACTGCTTTGTAGAAACATCTCTTCTATAGTTAATTCAACAGAATAATCAGTCAAAACTGATTCGATAAACTCAACCACTTGTGGAATGACGTTTGTAATTTTTAATTTCATTAAATGATGTAATGTATAGTAGTATTTATTGAATTTTGTAATATTGTCTTTGTAAAAGTAACGCATAGTTTGTTCGGTTATGTGAAGAAGGTAGAACTCGAATAACTTTTTACCACAAGCTTGAATTGATTTACTCAGATTGTCTAGTTTTAATTTTTCTATGGAATTTATTCTATGTATTTTTATATGATGTTTGCTTTCAAATGGGAATTCGTATTTTTTTTGTAGTTTTTCAATAATTGGTTGAAAATATTCTTTATGGAGATGACTCACGACACTTTCCGTAGGTGTTAATTTCAAATAATTAATAATAGACGTATTTTTATTATATATTATATTCACGTCATGATAACCTTTTATAATTAAATTTAAAATTTCTTTTTCGTCACCTGGAACCGTTATTTCGGTAGTATCCCATTCTGTCTTGGTAAGCTTTTGTTGATTTAGATCCATTGTGATAATGTAATATACTTTATTTTATTAGTGTTTATTTAATTCAATTTTTTATTAAACGAAAATGATGTGTTTATATATTTAGGTGCATATTAATGATAAAATTGATAGTAAAAAAGGATAACGAAAATTATATAAACAATAATCAATACTTTATATAATGAATCATACAATGGCTAGTATTAAAACAACAACTACAACAATGGATTCTTCATCAGTTCGTCCCATCATATTGAGTATTGATGGCAATATTGGTTCAGGTAAATCTACATTGTACAAAGATTTACAAGAATATTATCATGATAATACAGATATTTGTTTTGTTCCTGAACCAGTAGATGATTGGACTCATATTGTAGATGGTGATAATGTGCCTATTTTAACTAATCTATACAAAAATACAAAAAAATATGCTTTTCGCTTTCAAATGATGGCTTATATTTCGCGTCTTCATTTACTCAGACAAAAGGTAAAGGAAAATAAGTATCGCATAATTGTGAGTGAGCGTTCCGTTCAAACCGATAGAAACGTATTTGCAAAGATGTTGTTTGATGACGGTATGATTGAACATGATGAATATCAAATTTATAATAAATGGTTTGATGAGTTTTTGGACGATATGTACTTGGGTGGTATTATTTATGTAAAAGCTGATCCTGAAATATGCTCAGATCGTGTAAAAATTAGAGCTAGAGAGGGTGAGACAATTCCTCTAGAATATTTACAAAAATGTCATAAATATCACGAAGAATGGTTAGAAACAAGTACCGATAAATTAGTCATTGAAGCCAATGTTGATACGAGTATTACAGAAAACGCAGATATTCGCAAAACATGGATTCAGTCTGTTGATGACTGGGTCAATCGTAAATTTCCTTATGTGAATATTAATATCAATAATATAAAACAAGGCACATCAGATGAATTACCAATTCTCCAATTTGATGGTGCTTGTAGAGGAAATCCATCTAGTGATTTGGGTCTAGGGTGTATTATAAAAAATAGTGGTAGAACAAAGACTCTAGCGAAAGGAAGTTATCATTATCCATGTAGTGGTGAAAATGGTGGAACAAACAACGAGTCTGAATATTTATCGCTTATCAAAGGATTAGAATTGGCACTATATTCTGATGTAAATACAATACATGTTGAAGGAGATTCCAGTTTAATTATTAATCAAATGAAAGGAACAAACAAGGTAAATGCGAAAAATTTAATTCCATTACATACGCAGGCAAAAGAATTAGAAAAGAAATTTCATTATATTGATTATAAACATGTAAAACGCGAATTTAACAAAGAAGCGGATGAATTAGCAAATATGGCTCTTGATAACGCAGTTAATAAAGACGTATCGAAATGCGAAGGATGTGTTCCACGATTTGAGGAAAATCAAATGGCGCATATGGGACCTAATGGATGTATTGATTATTGGTGACTAGTTTCTGCATAAAGTAAAACAAATATCATTACTATCAGTCTAAAGAATCGTTTGTCAAATAATAAGTATTTAATTTCGACTGGGGTTTGTATTTCAATATATCCAGTTCTTTTTTTGTGGTTGAAAATAATTCGCTACTGTAAATATCTTGTAAGCATAACCACTCAAACATTCCGCCAGGATATAAATATACATTTCTAAAGCCTAATTTGACCAACTGTTCATATTTGTCGTATATCGACATGTCATTTACATTTGTACCATAAATAACAATGTTTTTATCCTTATTATGTGAAATATAATGATTAACAATTTGTTCTTCTTGGCCACATGATACTGTATTTGGTAATAAACATGATTGATTATTAGGAGATAATGTATTAATTAAAATGTATTGTTCTTTTTTTTTTATCACCTCTTGTATATCTTCAAAATTCAATCGATACATAGTTGATGATTGATTTCCCATATTTTTAAATATCTAATTTACTTACTCATTAAATATTTAAATATTAACTGTATAAAATACTGTAAAATACTACAATTGTATTTTCACTCGTAGTTTAGTCAAATTTCATGACAATTTCCACGGTTTCTTTTTTAATGCTTTTTGAAGCAGAAACAGATAATTCTTCACGCTTTTTACGAGTTTTGTTGTTCTTATCAACCGCTCTATTTTTGGAGGTACTGTTTCTACAATTCATATCTTTCTCAATAGTACTATAGTTTTGCTCGATGTAATCAATCGCACTGTTCTCAATTGCCCATTTAAAAAAATTCAGTTGTCCAATCGTGGTTTGAATGTGCGCACCATCCTTATAAGGCACTGAAATACGGTCCCATCTACAGAACGGATCAAACCGTTTTTTAGAATAAGCTTTTAGTTTCAGTTTGTAATCATTATATACTTTAAATCGCCGGTCTGTGTCTTGAACTTGGTATACAGTATAATATTTCTTTGCGTAATTGGTAGCAAACCAATCAATGATGCGCAATGAAATTCTCGATTCACCGTTAATAACTTGCAACATCCTATCCATATTGTTGTTGTTGTCTGTGTTGTAAAACTCTAATAGATTTGTCAATAATAAATCATTTTGTGTGCTATAATTTTTAGACATTGTGTATTAATATATGAACTATTCATAACTATGTTTAAATACTTTTTAGAATTAGAATAATTACTTACGCAAATTATTGATCATTTGAATTTGAATTATATTTGTATTCACTTGTATTTGAATTTTGAGGTGTTAAAAAGTTTTCTTGAACTTGTAAATCTTCTAAATAGTTCGACGAGAGAAAGGGATTTAAATTGGTTTGTGCTACCATTTCTCTCTCATTCATTCTTTCAAAATTACTTTCTCTCTTTGTACCATTGTTTTGTTCGCTGTTTGTAGAATGTTGCAAATTATCTCTAGGGGCAGAGCTATCAATAAATGTTTGTCCTTCTTGTAAAATCGTTTCCATTACATTATTTCCTATTGATTTATGTTTATCTTCTAATCTACTTTTTTCATAAAATTGGTCTTTAATTGACGGACACCACTTTAAAAAAATGATTTGACTCATATAATTTTTATAATTATTATTAAAACAGTTTTCTAACTATTTTTATTTCTTTTCCATGTTTAAATCTCTCGCTATCCATATTTCCTCGCTTAACATTACATTCTAAGCAACAGACAACCACATTATCATGATTATGTCCCAATGTATTGTTTATTCGATCTAAGGTCCATTGTTTTTTTGAAAGTACATCTTTATACAATATTTCGCAATGATCACGACAGTAGAAACAATTCAACTTACTCTCCATGAGTCTTTCTATAACTTGCTCGAGAGAAATGACTTTATCTTTATCAAATAATGTTTTCTGAACATCTTGTGTTTTATAACCTTTTATTTTTTTCGTAATCTCTCTCTTCGCTAATATTGTATGTTCTACTGATTGTTCTAAATACAAACTGTTTATTAGTTGAATTTGTTTTAAATAAGTAAAATAGGAAACATCGATATTCCAGGAAGTAACGCTTTTGCGTTGAGGATTTTTTATATTGGACATCCCCTCTATATTTCGCTTCCCGGTGATTTCAATCGACTTCATTGAAACACTAAGATATAATTATTTATTTATATTACTTTAAAAATAGTATAAACTTATCTTGTTATATATATATAAGAATGAGTAATGAATGCATTGAGTTGAAAAATATTAAATACAAATCCATGCTTTTAAGCGGCAAATCAGAAGAACCTGAAGAAACTGTTGAAAATATGTCCAATTTGGATCATTTTCTTGCTGGTGAAAAAAAGAACAGTTCGGCCGAAGTATGGACAAAATTGGACAAAACAACTAAAATAATTAAATTCGACGAATTTGTAACCGAATATTGTAATGAGAATAACTACAACAGTCAAGACAAGATAGATTTGAATGTATTTCTAAATACGAATTTGGATAGAAAACGTCTTCTTAAAGCAAAAGAAGTAATATATGACAAGGAAAATGGTAAGATTAAATCTATACCATCACTTATGTACAATACGACATCAAAAAAATTCACTCTCAAGAGATGTGAGAAACGTCAATCTACTCTAAAATCACTTGCTCCTAAAAAGAGTCGCGTAAAGAAAATCATTGAAAAAGTGGCTGCTATGGATAGTAATAATGATAAAGAGAATGACAGTAGTAAGTAATTACAAAGCAAACTCAACAACCTATACGATACAATATGTTTCGTATTGTATCATGTCTTTTACGATAAAAATATAAAATTGATATAAACAATCCGTCCTAATATAAAGTAACAATCAATCATGCTATTCGGATATCAATTACCTGAACTAAAAAATATTATAAATTTATTTCGATGGAATAATCTTTTGACTACAGAAGAAAGGGATGAAATCGAGCTATCAATGGGTACATTGATAGACAATTTTATAGAAGGCGATGCTCTAGGGTTCAGTAATCCATATTTCGAACTAAACCTGAAGGAATACGTGTTTAAAAACATGAGTATGTCCTTAAAAGAAGTATTTAATAATGGGGGAAAATGTGTTAATGGAGTGAAAGAATCGTCAAATATATCACTAGAAACACAATTAGACGAAGAGTTGGAAAAAATCTATTTAAAAATTCATAAATATTACTTTACACAATATTATCCTCCGCGTTCGTATATCGATAGTTTTATTCGCATCGAACCAAATATTGAACTTATGGGCAATAAGATTCAATATATTGAAAATAAACCCCAACCTGAACAACGAACTACTGAATGGTATCAGTTTCGCTATAATTTAATTACCGCAAGTTCTGCTTGGAAAGCATTTAAATCGCAAGCAGCCATCAATCAATTGATTGTTGAAAAGTGCAAGGATTTAGATGTCTCTAAATATGATACCGTAAATACGGCAACACCAATGCATCATGGAAACAAATACGAAGATGTTTCAATTATGCTATACGAATCCATGTATAGTACAAAAGTAAAAGATTACGGATGTATTCAACATGATACATATAAATATCTCGGAGCATCACCTGATGGAATCAATGTGGATCCGACATCATCTCGTTATGGTAGAATGTTGGAGATAAAAAATCCTACAACGAGAGAAATTACCGGAAATCCGAAGGAAGACTATTGGATTCAAATGCAGCTACAAATGGAAACCTGTAATTTAAACGAATGTGACTTTTTAGAAACCGCTTTTAAAGAATATGATTCTGAAGAAGACTTTATGAATGATGGTAATACATTTACATATACAGAAGTAGGACAATTAAAAGGAATGATGATCTATTTTATGAAAGATGGAAAACCGCATTATGAATATATGCCTCTACATATCTCAAAAGAAGAAAGTGAGGTATGGTATGACGAAATCATGTCAAAAAATACAGATTTGACATGGCTGAAAGATATTCATTGGTGGTTAGACGAGTACAGTAGTGTGTTGGTATTACGAAACAAAGTATGGTTTGAAAGCGCCATTTCTAAAATTAAAGAGGTTTGGACAATCATTGAAAAAGAGAGAGTAACCGGATATAAACATCGTCTCCCCAAAAAAAAGATAGTTCGTGCTTCACGTTCGAACTCAATTGTTGATGCGACAAACAATGATACTAATACAGACAATAGATGTCTCATTAATATAGATACACCGATGAATACCTGTCTCATTAATATAGATACACCGACGAATACATGTCTCATTAATGTTGATAATTTATAATAAAAATACAAAATACAAAATACAAAATAAACACTCCATAGAAACATCTAAAACCTACAAATAATAAAAATCTAAATATAGAATTACTTTTTTATTCATCATCTTCCATACTAGACGGACATTCTAATTTATGAGACCCATAATAATTCACTCTAATATCCGGAGAAGAAAAGGGTATTTCTTTAGGTTGCTCTGGTACCTCTATTTTTTTATTATCGTATAATCCACCGCAAAACTCGGCAGGCGAACACTGGCCATTGTTTGGGCTAGCCCAATAGCGCACATTGTTTGTATATTGTCCATAAGAGGAACCAAATACAGGATAATAGGTAGAATTGTCTTCATATGTATTTTCAGAGACACCCATATTCTTTTTAAATGGATATTCATGTAACAGAGGAACCTCCTCACTGATTGGATAGATACCAGGAGTTAAGTTTGCATACCCTTCCATATTATTTCCAGTAAATGGAATACTTAATATCGCAAATAATAATGCTAAAATTAAAAATATTGTTTTTTTATTAAAAAATGTCATGTATATAATGTAACGACATTTTATTTTTTGTATTTTTAGTTTTTAGTTTTTAGTATGCTTCCCGCATCATTGTACGAATTGTTCTATTGATTGCGCAAATATCCTTACGCAGTTCAATCTTTACAAAGCAACGCATACAAATCAGTATATCAATCAGCGCATTATGAGTGTTTTTAGGAATTTTCTTAAATAATTCATCATGTAACTCACTAAGTGTAGGATATTTAAAATACATATCACCGTTTGGCCAAAAACGCTGTATTTTACATAGTTCTACGCTATTTTTCATGGTACAGTATGTAGCATGAATATTCATTCGAATCTTATTTCGAATTCCTTCCACCATAACCATTCGTTTGTCAAAGGATACATTGTGTCCCACTAGCAAATCAGACATTTCTGAAAATTTATTGAATTTTTCTAGAGCTTGTTCGATTGGAATCCCTTTGGAAGAAAGTAGTTCGCGTGAAATATTGTGGATTTTTTGACTTTCTGGTTGTATGACCACATTCTCGTCGATGGAAATATAATCATCTTCCAAGGTAACAATCTCATTGGTTTCACTATCATAAACGATATACGATAGTTGAATAATATGAGGCCATTTCTGCGTCTCATAAATACTCGGATTCTTTCCCTCTGGTAATCCGGTCGTTTCTGTATCAAATATTAGTACTTTCATATTGATTGTGGTTAATTTGTCATTTCAACAATATAGAAAAATACTTCAATTTTATGTAAATATAGAGCAAACGATCCCATACAATTTTAAATCGATTCAACAATAATCTTTACAAATACCATATGATTTGCGATGCCATTTGCTAATACCATATTCTTTGATTCCGTCTAAATGTAATTTTGTACCATATCCCTTGTTCTTATGAATGCTGTATTTGTCTTTTAATTCTGGATTTTCTTCGCATAATTCTTCAATATATTTATCGCGCTCCGTCTTGGCCAAGATTGATGCTGCTGCTATTGCACAATATTTATTATCACCTCCTTCAATACAAACATGTTTAACAGGTGTAAATTCATCATCATGAAACCTCATATAAGGTTTAAAATCATTGCCATCGACCAAAAGCAAATATTCGCTTTTATTTTTAGTTTTATTATTCTTTTTGCTCTCGTTGTCATCCCCACTAGAACTCGTAGTATCGATAACATTCTTGATGCTACTATGCATACTAGATAATACAGCCTGTCTTATATTAATTTTATCGACAACTGTCTCGTCATTATAGGTAACGCTCCAAGCTAGAGCATGCGTTTTAATATGTTCAGCGACTTCTAAAATTTTTTTACTACTACTGAATTTCTTGCTATCCTTCATTTTATCATATTCAAATACTTCGTCTTTAGGTAATATGACTGCGGCAGTGTATATGCGACCAAATAATGGACCACGTCCAGCTTCATCTATCCCTATTTCCAATACTTCACTATCTTCGTTGTAAAATTTGGTCAAAGGTTCTGGTTTTGTTCTTGGCATTAGATATTCAGGTAATATAATTATGAATCATAATGATAATAATAGTTATATTCAATTTTATATTTTAAAATTTTCTTAAAGTATAATATAGAATGAAGTTTGAAAAAATACATTTGTTTATTATTCTGTTATTATCATTAGTATTTGCGGGCTTTTTAGGCGAGTTTGTACGCGAGGGAATGTCTTCCAATAAAGATGTTATCGTAGTTGCCCACAAAACAGATGCCAGTAGTGCTCTTCCAGCAGGAGTTCATTCTTATGATATTCCACCTGGGCAAGAAGATATGTATATCTTAAAGTCTGAGATTGTACCACCTGTATGTCCTGTTTGCCCTCAAGCAGCAGCTTGCCCTAAGCAAGAAAAATGCCAACCTTGTCCCCCCTGTGGTAGATGTCCTGAACCAGCATTTGAGTGCAAAAAAGTACCCAATTATTCCAGTTCTAACGACAATTATCTACCTAGACCAGTTATAGCCGACTTTAGCCAATTTGGTATGTAGATATTCTCCTGTTTGTGTATATGAGATAAAAAATATTCAAATTATTCAAAATATTTATTCATAAAAAATATACATTTGTTATGAATTATGGTGTGCTATGAATTACAATAATTACACCAACTAACGAGATATATCGTTAGACACTAGAAATTAAATATATACAAATTTTCTAGTAAATTTAAGTATGTCGTCAAAATGATTTGTTTTTATTTCTCTAGATCTAGAGTTGCTTGAACGGTGTAGCGTTTTATCTTGTTGATGAGCTAAAAGTGTATCTGTCTTCATCGTAGTTACTACTTTTTCTCTATATTCGCGATCAATCGCGTATAACTTATATGTATTTTTCGATACTAGTCCCAATGGAAAGTATGTACGATTCATGGGAATAAAGTCTTTTACCATTTGATTCGTATTCGGTATCGTCATTGTATTCGTGGATATTAAATCCTGAGCAAAGAACTCTAGTATGTCATCCTTTGTAAAGCTAGTATTTTTTTCAACTTCTTCGAATAATTGATTACGTAATTCTTTTAACGTTATCTTACTACTATTTACACTAAGATATATAGGTTCGCTGGACGCTGTCGTATTTATCTCAAATGTAAAATTCATCGTCTATAATGCTATTGTTAAGTATCGCTAACAACTCTAGATGTTGTATTTCTCTTTCAATTTTTTATTTTTTTGCTTTACTGGATCTTTTTGCCTTCTTTGTCTTCTTTGCTTTCTTTGTCTTCTTTGTCTTCTTTGCCTTCTTTGTCTTCTTTGTCTTCTTGGACTTCATTTTTCTCTTAGATGTTCGTTTCCCTCCATTTAGTTCAGTAACACGGTTGTTCTCCTCTTGGCGTTTTTCAATAATTTTTGCTGCTTCAAGAATCGCATCAATTCCGGTTTGTGGTTCGAAACCTGCTTGTGCATCTGATGGCAAGGCAGTTCTCACGGCATTCATTTCATTTTCTAGTGCCATAGTATTTGCCTGTCCTCCATTACCATTTTCAATCATAGGTTGAGACATAGTAATGGTTCCTGGATAAGTCGTATTTATAATTGTAGCAAAAGTATTTACAGTTCCATCTACTATTTGATTGGCCATTGCAGGGGCCTTAATAATACTAGTAACTACCATAGTCATAAATGTAATTGACAATGGTTGCCCCCCTAAAGCTTTTACTGAATGCTCCATAATAGTAAGATACATCGTACATAGTGCATTACCCAATCCCCATTGAGCAAAAACTCTACTTGAATAACTATTACATTGTCCATTAAATATACCTTCGATTCCATTCAATATCGATCCTGATGCCAATGAATCACTAGACAATACATATCCGGCTATAATAGCCAACAAAAACATATACATTTGTTTCAATTGTTGTGTTGTAATAGCTCCACCTCTTTGCGTTTTCCTATTTTTTCTTTTGCCACCGGTTGTAAGACATGTAGTTAAAATATCTCCAACGTCTTCAACCTTAATACCTCCTACCTTTAATGCCTCGGTGAATTTATTTAAACGGTTTTTACCTTCTGGCGTCATTACAGGACACGAAGAACTTGCCATTATATATAATGTTTAGAAAATATAGAAAATAGAAAATAGAAAATAGAAAATAGAAAATTATTCGCGCGTCTTCTTACATTTATCATCCATTTGAAACGTTTTGCATTTTTCTTCTTTAGGAACAATCTTAATAATACATTTTGCCTTTTTTCCATATAACGGTTCTGTACATCCTTTTTCCTTTTCCTTCTTATTTTTACGCGTCTTTTTGAATGTAAAATGTTTCGGTTTTTCGTCTAGACACCTTGCTCTAAAATGCTCATATCGTTCTCTCACATCACAATAGGATAATCCCGAATCTTTGCCTAAATTCTTATTAATGCGCTCGTGAAGACGATATACATATCTAGAAAAACTATTACGATCCTTCATACATTCCATAGTCAAAGGAAATACCTTGTAGTTTTTTTTCAAATTCTCTCTACAATGTTTGCATGGCAATACATTGACGAGATTCAACATATAGTCTCTGTATTGTTTTTTATCCTGAATGGTTGGTTTTACAGGATAATTAAAGCTCATCGTATGTAAAAAATGCCACTGAGCAGGTCCCCATACACTGACAAGCATACCATCTCCGTCACTAAAGTCTTTTTTGGAAAAAACTCTTTTTGTTTTGTTTTTACGTGATATTGTCTTTTTACGCGATTTTGTTTTTTTACGTAATTTCATATTTTTACTGGACTTCATATTTTTACTGGACTTCATATTACATTATTTAGAGAAAAAACTTTACGCCTATATTATAATGAAAGATACTTATCAGAAAATATATCAAGACTTTTGCAATAATACGAAATCTACCTTTTACATAAATGCGGTTGTTATACTTCTTGTATTTATATTTATAATCGTTCCATCTCCAGCATCTGACGTAACATCCTCATTGAAACCATCTAGTTCATTTACAAATATACTTGCTAGATTACTAATCATCGGATTATTATCCTATTCGTTATACACTAATATCGTTTCGTCGAATTCTCTATTGGATATTGATAGTATTTTTACAAGCCCAAGTTTAGCAATAGTTCGAAATAATTTTCTGTTAAATAGTGTATTCTCTCTACTCATCTTATCATTTATCGTATATATATTCTATGATTTTATCAAATAAACTAATATAGACAATATAGTACTTTCTGTTTTAGTAGTTTATGGCAATTCACGACAATTCGTTTTTAAAAACAATGTTTTATATCTAAAAAATATATAACATGTTGGAAAGTATTCAAGAAGGAGCCTATAATTTACTTAGCAATACAAGATTTTGGATGATATTACTTGTTATCATATTCTTCTTAGTCATTGCAGGATATGTTTATAGTAAATACGTGACCCCTATGGTAGATACACAATTCATCCCTAACAAGGAATTTCGCGATACTAGTGATTCATCAGACGATGTTCCAGAAGTAGAATTGTTTATATTTACAGTTGAATGGTGTCCTCATAGTAAAAAGGCAGTTCCTATTTGGAATGAACTAAAAGAAGAATTCGATGGAAAAATATACAATGGACATAAATTGATCTTTCAACAAGTGGATGGTGAAGAAAACCCTACTTTAGCAGATAAGTACAAAGTTGAGGGATATCCTACCATCAAACTAGTAAAGGGTAATCAAATTATTGAATACGATGCCAAACCTTCTGTCGAACACTTGAAAGAGTTTTTAAATAGCACTTTGAATTAGTTGTTTAGTTGCCTAATTCTTTTTCATAGTTTAAAAATAATTCTGCATACGATTTACCTTCTTCCATAAGTTCCTTCATCATGTCGGTATTTGTTAAATATTCAAACCATGTAGCAAAATCCGCTAATTTTTTATCACATATGCATTTTAATTCATATCTGATAGGTTTAGGCGTAGAGTCTATTTGAATAAATTTAATAATTTTACTCATAGATCCTTGTAAATATTGGAAAATATTCATATCACTGTTTATGTGATGTTCTTGGTTACTCCACTTGTTCTTAATCCCCAATACCTCGTCTTCGCTACATTGTTCGTTTTGCAAACATTCGTTTAGTGGGTAATTATCGAACAGACTACCATCGACATAGCATTTATCACCATCAATCACGGGTTTAAACAATATTGGAACGGCACTGCTCATTTCTAGGGCGGTGATTAATGATAAATCCGGATGTGTTTTATGACTTAAATCTATTTTTTGAAATGAATTCATTTCCACCGTAAAGAAATGTAAATTGATTTTGTTATATTCATAATACTCTTTTAACGTGATGTCTTCAGTTAAATCTTTTGCAGTTAATAATGGTTTCAATATTTCTTTTACCATACTGACTTGAAACATGCCTTTGTTGTAATACATATCAACAAAATTGTCAGGTTCCATCTTAAACACTTTATTCCAAGGACGTTTTAAGAAATAATCATCCAATGTTTTCCAATCATATTTTAATGATATGATCACTGCGGCAATCGCTCCTGATGAAGTCCCATATATCGACTTGATATTATCAATGTCAATAAACTCTTTTTCAAATAAGTGCTTTATAGCACCATAACATAAGAGTCCTGTAGGTCCGCCTCCATTAATTACCAAATGTTTAATCATATATCTTACTCATATATGATTAACTATCATTAAGTATTTTACTTCGTAATTGTAAATTAAATTATCATTAATATAAATCACTGCTTAAATCACTGCTTAAATCGCGATATTCCTTATAATAATATCTATGCAATATTTTTTGCAACGTTCCAATTAAAGACAATATACCAAAACTATACAAATACACTTTGGTGTGTCCTTCAATACATACATGTTTTGGTGTAAGGTGATTATATAAATAAATTAATAGTAACCCAATTCCTAGTGTAAATATATCATGTAATAGATATTCAATGTCTTCGGTTGTCTCTATATATTTATGATATTGACTATAATATGATTTTAATATAAACTGACTAAATAATGATAATAACCACATTACTTTCACAATTAATATGAATAGAAGCATACTATTCAAATAAATGTCTTTTTTGTCTGCCATGGTAATATACTATTGGTTGATATTATTTTTCTTTCCATCCTGTTCTCTTTTTACAAATACCGTATTTTCATATTATTTTTTTCTATAGACAAAATAATATGAACATTTTTACACTATCTGATGAGAACGATTTAACAGATAAAATCAGCTTGGATGATTTGTTTGAAAAGAAGAGAGAGATTGCCGAGAGTAAATTAACATTGTATAACAAAATCTTAAATAGAATACATGCTAAAATTAAACTAACTTCCAATCAAAATCGAGGGAAAGAACAGTTTCTATGGTATTTAATTCCCGAAGTCATGATTGGTGTTTCAAGATATGATGTAGCCGAATGTACTGGTTATATTTTACGCAAATTGCGCGAAAATGATTTAGTCGTAAGATATACGCATCCGAATCTTATCTTTATTAGTTGGTCCCATTGGGTACCAGGCTATGTTCGTCAGGAATATAAGAAACAGACAGGTACGGTTATTGATGGATACGGTCAGCCAGTCGATAAAACGCCTCAAATTGAGAATGGTAATAATCTTACGAATGCTGATCAGTCTCTTCTAAATAAACAAGGAACATCACTCGTCGTAACGAAAGAAAAAGACAAGGATTATAATTCCACTAAAAACTATAAACCAAGTGGTATTTATAATAATGACATTTTAGAGCGTATTCAGAACAAATTTACTACGTAATATTCATCTATTTAACAGACGAATACGACAAAACGATGGTGAGTGGATATATAAGTTTTCAATATTATCCTTTACATCAAATCTAATATCTCCCTATGCCGAGTGTTC